TTTGTGTCTTATCTAAAATTGAATCACCTTTGAAATCAATATCCGTTGATTGGTATCTACCATAATCACTTCTAATTGTTTCAAATTCATTATCTAATCTTGTAACGGCTCCACCAGGACCTACTTTAAATCCTGCATTATCTTTATATTTTGGTGATGTCCAAATAAATTGTCCATCAATACCACCACCATCGGTGTATGATTTTCCTTTTAAACCAAATTGTAATTGACCCTCATTACCTTCATATAGAATACCAAGTTCTTGTGGTCCATAAACAATAGTTTGTACTTGTTTACCATTTTTTCCAATTGGAACTTGATTTGCGGGCGCGTCAATCTGAGAAGGTTCAGAATTTGAACTACCAACATAATAACCACCACTTTGTGCTTTATCTTGATTGAATAATCTATCTATTGCAGTTGTGGCTCCTTGTATAATACCTCTATTATATGCCGGTCTATATTTATTATAATCTAAACTTGAAAATAATACTGATCTTTGTCCGAAACCTGTGTTTGCAACAAATATTTCAGAAGGATTTTTAAACTTATTTAATATTGGGCCTAAAAATCCACCCGTTAAATTATTTGCAACATTTAATGCTGATTCAATTTGTGGATTATCAATAAACGATTCATCAAAATAATCACCAGGAATAAATGACACAGGGAAATATGTTCCCGTTAATCTATTCGCTAATGTAACCGCAGCGGTTATTGGGTTTTCAGGTACGGTAATTCTCCAATTTTTTGTAAAGAACGGTTGTTGACCTGTGGCAACCATACTTGCACTAAACGGATCTTGTAATGAGTCCAAATTAACACTACCAACACTTGCTTGTAATATTTCACTTGCAATTCTCTCTTCAAATAAACTTTTAAGTTGTGCCGCACCAATTTTTGCCAAATAAGTGTCTTGAGATAACGGACCATTACTTCCGTTTGGATTATCACTAAAAATTATCTCGTATGGAGAATAGGATGAGGTTACAAATGTTGTGGGATCCCAATATGGTGTATACATTTTAGGATTACCAACTACATCGGTTATAATAACTAAATCTTTATAACCACCTTCAGGCCCATAAATGTTTTGTACGTACGCAGCATCAATATAAAACTCATTAACTAAATCTAATACTGTATCAGTAGGTGCGTATGGACCTGAATTTGATTCCACAGGTAGTGGTGCTCCAGGCACAGAATATTTTCCATCATAACCACCTTCAGGTCCGTATTCATTGAGTGAATATAAACTATTTGCAAGTTGGTTTGTAGAAATTAAACCATTTGGTGAGTCAATAACATTTGCAACAGATAAATTAGTTTCGTAATTAACACTATTACTACTAGGAGAATAAGACCCTGGTACAGAATATGGTTGTAAATTACGGGATAATAATATATCCCTAAAATTTGACGAGGACGCAAACGATAATGTACTATCCGACATACTTTTTTATTAATAAATACCTTGAGATTTTTTTTATAGAAAACATAATTTTGATAATTTTCTATTTCTTATCCGCCATAAGTCCTGAGTTATTGGTTACATTTATTTTATCATACTCTGATTTAAACGTCGGGTCTTTCATTCTTTCTATTAACCTTTTACCAAACTCAGTATTAGTAATTGATCCCCCCCCGTCTCCTTTAATAGTAAGCTCTATATTACCACTAACTTCTTGTTTTGTTGTCACTAAATTAAATGCGCTCACTATTCCTCCTGTTATTTTATCAACAAATTCACTACCCATTATTTTTTCAAAATCTTTATATAATTGAGTAGATTTTTCATCATCCGCGAATGGTTTAACACCAGTAACGGGCTCATACACAGCTTGGACACCTTGTTTTATATTTCCATAACCCTCACTCACACCTTTTCCAAATCCTGTTGCCACATCTCTACCAATTTGAATTAAAGAAGGACCAAGTTTTAAAAGTGCGTCTCCCGCACCCGAAAAATCTCCTTGTAATGCTTTAACACCCATCTCTTCAACTCCACCACTAACTGCACTATATCTTTCTCTAACGTTGTTTGTTGTTACCCTATTCGAAACCGCTCTAACACTTTCAGTTCTAACTACATTAACGGCATTATAAAGCCTATCCATTGCCGGTGTTGATGCCTTACCAAAAAGAGATGCCGCCTTACCACCATTTATTCCAGCGTTAATAGATTGTAACACATTTAATTGATCAAGAGCTAACTCTTCAATTGTTTTATCTTTATCAGCTTGTTGTTCTCTTAATTTTGTAAGTTGATCAGCAGTTAATTTAGAAACATTAACTTCTTCCATTGCCCCTGTTTTTTCGTTTTTAATCTGAACAACCGCCTCACCATTTTTCATTTGAGACATATTTGCGATTAACATCTTATCTTCCTCAGATGCCGCTAAACTTGGGAATTTAATTTTACTCATTTTCATATCCAAGTCAGCACTTTTAATTGACATATTTGCCAATTCATCAGCGCTCATACCCATTGCCGAGGCAACTTCTCTTAATCTACGTTTTGCTCCAGGTAAAATTTCAAAACCTGAACCATCCGCTTTTAATTTGGTAAATTCTTTTGATATGTTTATAATTTCTTTTTGTAATGCTTCAGGATCGTTTTGAGCCAAATCCATTGCTTTCAATGGATCTAATAATGCACTACTTGAAACACCTAAACGTTGTAATGATGCTGCCAAATCAATCGCTTTTTCAGGTGACATAAGATCTTCTGCAAGTTTAAATGTTTTTTCCATACTAAAACCTAACATAGATGCCTGTGACGCCATTTTTGCCAAACCTTTAACTCCACTATCAAAATTGAATAAATTTAATTGTTTTAGATTAGTAACGACTTCAGCGGAAACCGCCTTTACGTTTACCCCAACACTTTTTGCATAAACTGCAACTTCAGCCATTCTGTCGCCAACATCATATAATGACATACCAACACCCTTAAATTCTAAAGCTAATTTTTTTGATTCAACACCACTTACTTGTGCGGCGGCTCCCATTTCTCTAAGTGCCTCAGTACCCATAGTTGTATTAACTCCAAGTGCAACTGGTACACCTTCTATCACTTTAAATGCTTCACTTGAACTAAGACCTAATTTTATCATTTCAGGAATCGCATCAGCAATTGTAGTTCTCATTTCGGACATTCTAGCTTGTCCAATACCCATTGCGTTGGCTAATTCTTGACCACTTTTCATTAGATAATCAGCACCGTCAAAATTAGTGGGATCTAAAGCTTGCACAATTCCAGTAACCGCAGTTGACATCTCTGCTAATGGATTGGTTAATGCGTTTCCAAAGTTTTTAGCGGTTTGAATATCTAACCCTAAATTAGTAGTTTCTTCATCACCGGCACCATCATTTTCCGTATTTTTGAGTTTCTCTTTTTTTTTGTCAGCATAAAATAACTTAACTGCTGCTATTAAAGCAGCCCCTGTCAATCCACCCTTAAATACATCATCTATTGAACCGTAACCCATAATTAGTTTTTACTATAAATATTAAGTATTAAGTTTTGGGCGTATTTTCCTGTATTATCTTATCTAAAAGATATCTCCTGATATAGGTTGGAAGTTTTAAGAACTCATTATACGATGTTCTCAAGAATTTTGCCAAGTAATAAAATTCGTCTAATAAAAATTTTGAGTGATTAGAAGAAAGGCCGAAAAAACTCCACCCCAAAATTGATGACAACATCAACCTTTTCTCCTGACGGGGCGTAAACTGTTTTCCTTAAATCCAATCTCGATTCGTTTTCTTTAAGGAAATTTCTTATGAACTTAGAATCACCAATTGGCATATTTTGACAAAATACACTTATTTCATTCCTATCAGGACTACCATTTAACTCTAAAATGGTTTTATTTAATCTTGTAGTAACTGTAGGTGCGGTATAACCAACGGGATATGAATCAATAATTTTTGCAATTTCAATGGTATCATATAAACTTAACATTTTTATTTTAACATCCGCCTTTGATTGTGGTAATTTAATAGTAAATGTTCCATCTTCATCAGGTTGAACTTTAGGTTTTGTAAGATTTAACTCATCTAACATTATAGATGTTTCAAATGATTGTCCATTCGATGGATCAATCGTTGTAATCATATATTCAGGACCAAAAGATGTGTTACGTAAAAATAAAAGGATTGCCTCAATGTCACTTTCTAATAATTCTTCAGGTCTAAGGTCTTTTTCATAAATTTTATTTCTTAATAAAGGTAATACAACACTCTCATTAATTGTTCTACGTGAATCAATATTAACTAAAATATTTTCATCACTTGCGGTTAAGTAACCAACCTTAACGCTTTTCTTTTTTGATTTGTAGAATAAACCACCTGAAGGTAGTGTTACCACGTCATGTGGTAAGTTAAAATCCATTTGCCCATGAGAGGCCGTGTCTTGATCCATTTTTTTTATATTTTTTTAATTTATTATTGCACAAAAAACCGTATACATCATAAATGTACACGGTTAATATTAAAAGTAAATTTTTTTAGTATACTAATATACAACGATCCATACGAATATTTGAAGAAATTCCCACAATCTTATCACTTGAATAATCTAATGCTCCGCCATCATATCCTGTTAACCAAGCCCCTTCTAAAATCCATTTCTCAACAACAACCCCTGTTGGGTCTAACATTTCCAAATCCACATTTTTCTTGTATCCTGCGGCATAACCCATACGACCTGTTACAGACTCTGCACATAGACGAATCCATTCCATAACCGCTTGAGAAGCTGAAGGTCCAATTGGATCTCTAAACTTAACTGATATTTCTTCCCAGTTAAATCTACCCGCAACATATGTTTCAGTATTTAAGAAAGGTATCGCAACTGAAGTGATTTTTAATTTAGGTCTCGCAGTACTCTCCACATACCACTCATTAATACCAAGTGATGAAGGAAACCTTAAAATCCAACGATTGTCTCTTTTTGGTTCGTAAGGAATCGGCATTTTCATTAACAAATCAGCCATAATTTTTTATTTTATTTTTTAGTTTATTTTAGTTTTTTATTATAAATATCACGATAATGAATTTTTTCTATTTACTTACATTTTTTTTGAACATATTCTTATACTATACCAGACAAACTAGTTAATATAATTTCTTTTGTCCTCCTGCAGTTAAATAAGTCTTTAATATATTATCTTCTTTTTTATCAAAATGTTTCTTCATAGTTTCTACATTTCTTACATCGTCATCTGAAAAACCAATAAATGGTGTAAAGTAGTTACTAATCTTGTTCTTCATAAATGCCTTTTGTTGTAATGAATGTGATAAGTTTTTTACATAACCCACAAATTCTTCCATTGCATCTATTTTTCCTTGTTCGGGGTTAGTTGCAGAACCATCTCCGAAAGACACAGGGTGAAAACGACACATATCTAAGTAAGATCGTATTAGTTGATCTTTAGATAATTTATCTTCATCCGCTAAATCTCTATACTTTAAAAGATTTTTCGATAACTGATTTGAATCCAAACCATGTTTATTCTGTTTAATTAATCTATAAACCCCCTCTTTTAATATAGAAGGTGTATGTCCTCTTGCAGTAACAATCGCAAATATTGATCCATTATTAATTGCTTCCACAAAATCATCCCATGCCGGTCCTGTTGGTGCCGTCATTGCATCTTTTAAAAATTGTTTGTCCCCCAATACACCGAAATCTCTGAAAGGTTCTTTATCAAAAGATAATATGGTGTGTCCCTCATATTCAAAAGGTTTTTCACCAATATCAGTTCTATATTCCGCAAAATCTTCAGTTGACATTCCAACACTTTTACCTTTATCATCTTTAAGATATATTTTTGTTGGCATAAACATAAGATTATCATCCCAGTCAAAAGCGTAATATTTCATTACCGGTGTTTGTTTTTCCTGAATAATTTCGTTGATAATTTCTTTAACAATAACTTTATGGTAATCTTTCATACACTAATAAATATTAGTAAAATAAAAAAAGGGGAACGAATTCCCCTTTTCCTTTAAATTATTTGTTTGATTAGATATTATCAAACGATGCTCCTGTTGGAGTGATGTAGAATGTTATATCTATGAACTCTAAAGAACGAGTTGGTTTGATATAGATTTTACCTACCATTTGATTTCTGTCTAAGTCTTCAGTGTCACTTGAAACCGTAACTCTAAAGTCGTATAAACCTCTGTCTCTTCTGATTGCATCTAAGATTGGATTAACCGCATTTAAGAAGTCTTGTCTTACTTGTTCGTCGTTTTGATCAAATAACAATCTCACAGAAACTGCAGATATCAATTTACGAGCTTGTAGTAATAATCTTCTTACGTTAATTCTATCAAGAGCGGATTCTCTAATTTGAAGAGTTTTATTACCCCAAATTACTGTACCAACATCAGAGAAGGTTGCAATTGGGTTGATTCTTCCTTGGTAAAGAGTATCTCTATCTTCTTGAGTCAACTTCTTACGTGCTTTGATTGAGTTTACAATACCTCTTGTGTAACCTGCCGCTGCGAACCAAGGGAATGCAATGTTGTCGGTTAATGCCAAGTTTCTTGTTACCTCAGCCGTTGCTGGGATGTAGATTTGAGTATTGTTCACACTATCACGAGTTAATACCCAAGGGTAATAAGTAGCCGTGTAGTTAGAGTCAATTCCTGTTTGTTCCAAGTTGTCAACCGCTTCTTGTGGGTAGATTAATCCATCACCACCTGTAGTTGAAGGTAAGAACAAGTTGTAGTCAGGTGTTGTTGCAATATACAATGAGTCAGCTCTTTCGTTTTCAATCATATCAATTGTAGCCTCAACTAAGTCACTATTGTTTACGTAGTCAATACCTGGAGATACAAACACATTGATGTTAACCGCCTCAGGATTAGAGAATGTGTTAATTCCTAATAAGTAAGCGTAGTAGTCAGTATTTGCAAAACTTCTAGTTCCATCACCGATTGAGATTTGTTTAAATGCTCCCCATCCTGTTGCAGTTGGGTATCTTGGTGAAGGACAAGCTCCGTTCAAGAATCCATTTCTACCAAGTACATATCTGTCTCCGTTTGTTCTGTATTCTCTATAGATATCCCATCCGTCAAAACCACCATAGAACATTGTTGTGAATTTTCTTGAGAAAATTCTATAATATGGACTTGTTTCGTTTGTAGGTTCTTGTTGGAATGTAGCATCACCAACATAGTATTTAGGTGTTCCACTTGTTGCAAATGCTGGTCCTATTACAATAACACTAGCGTCTTTATCCATGTGGAATCCTTTTGTTTGGTATGACCACTCAACTCCATCAACATTACATAAATCAAGTGGAGCTCTTTTTCCTTTGTATTGGAAGAAGTCTGTATCAAATCCAATATTATTAGAGAAACCTAAATAAGTTCTTCTAACGTTATCACCATTTGATCTGATTGCATCATCGTTACCATTTGTGAAACCGAAAGGTGGATTATAAATAATTTCACCTGGATAGTCATATTTAGTTTTATATACAGGGAATGGAGGTGTTACACCATCATATTCTCTGAATGTATATCCATCAAAACCACAAGGTAATGAATCAACAGGTGCATCCTCATTCATTTCAACCATTATAAATTTAGAGTTCAACGCATATTCTCCGTCTAATGAACCTATTTTTTTACCGATAAAATTATTTTGATTTAAATCCATACTACAATTTGTAAATTTCTCTAAAACTGTAGGGTTAGCATCTGAATCGTAGTAATCTCTTACAATTACATCAAACGTTCCATTGGAGAATGACATATTGATAAGTGAAACTTTAATTTCAGAGTTTGCTGAGTTACCATCAGAAATTGAGTAGAACCTAAACAAGTTAAATACTTTAGTACCTCTTAATTCAGAAACAATCCAAGGAGTATTTGGTGATTGGTATCTATCTAAGTACCATCCAATACTATCTTGTTGTCCACTTTGTGCTGAATCTAATGCAATTAAGTTTGAACTTAAACCTCTAATGAAACCTTTGTTCCATCCATAGTTTAATAAAGCTTGGAATTTTTCTTCTAAGAATAAAGGAACATTCTTTCTTGGTTTTTGGAAGTTAGTTGCTCCAAATACTTTAGAAATGTACTGAGAATCTGAAGTTGAGAATGATGTCTCAAAAGAGAATGCAGTTCCGTCATCATTTGTTACATTAACAACGAATGGTAAATATGGATTTTTAAGAACACCTAAATATTGTCCTGACATATTTAAATTTACATTATTAATATTTGTTACTTCAAACACAGGGTTTGTTGAATCTTCGTATGTTGCAATACCTCTTGATCTTAATGTACCAACAACTAAATTATCAAAGTTAACATATGATGTACCTGTATATTCATAAATCAACCCATTAATTGTACCTGTATAACAATTAGTATTAACTGCAGTTGGTGTAGGTGTTGGTGATGATACTGGTGTTGCCGTAGCACATGGATTAACTGCCGACGGTGTTGGTGTCGGTGTAAATGGAATTGTTGTTATTGTTGTTATTGTTGTAGTTACTGGTATTAAACTATCAACATAAGCAAAGAATGAGAATCCTGAATAACTATTATTACCATTATTTGTAAATAATGAATAATACCAAGGATCATTATATGGTGATTCATAATTAGTTTCAGTACTTGATACTGACGGAACACTATAAAC